CGTTCAAAAAGCGTATGGAGTTTCCTGAACTAAAAGAAACCGCGTACGAAGAATATATGGAGTGGCAACCCGACTCTCTGATTGTCGAAGCTAAAGCTGCTGGTGCGCCGTTGGTCTTTGAACTCAGGGCGCGGGGTATACCGGTACAGGAATTCACGCCGTCTCGTGGTAATGATAAGATTGCGCGATTAAATGCAGTTGCTGATATTTTTGCCTCTGGGCGGGTATGGGTACCGAACACTAATTGGGCAGAAGAGTTAGTTGAGGAAGTTGCGTCATTTCCGGCTGGTGAGCACGACGACATGGTGGACAGTATGACGCAGGCGCTATTAAGGTTCAGAAAAGGTGGGTTTCTGCGACTGGCTACGGACTATGAAGATGAAGTGCCGGGGTTCCGAAGCTCTAAAGAGAAAAGATATTACGCGATGTAATCGCAAAGGACTGAACGATGGATATTCAAAAGGCACTAAATCCCGCCCCTTTGGGAATGCAAAATGAAGAGTTGGATGATACTGGACTCGCAGGCATTGAACCGGCGCTTGAAATCGAGATTGAGAACCCTGAGAGGGTATCAATTGAATCGGGTGGTCTCGAAATTATTCTGGAGCCGGGTAAAGAAAGCGCGGAAGACGAAGAGTTTAATAAAAACCTCGCCGAGGACATGGATGAGGGTGAGCTGACTGAACTTGTAGGCGACCTACTTGGTGATTTTGAATCTGATATTTCGTCCCGCCGTGACTGGCTGGAGACTTATGTAGAGGGGTTAGAACTTCTCGGACTTCGCCTTGAAGACCGTACAGAACCGTGGCCGGGCGCTTGTGCTGTGTATCACCCGCTGCTGATTGAGGCTCTGGTGAAGTTCCAGTCTGAGACCATCATGGAGACTTTCCCCGCTGCTGGCCCTGTTAAGACCAAGATTATTGGCAAGGACACGCCGGAGAAGGAAGAAGCAGCCGTTCGTGTTCAAGAAGACATGAACTATCAACTGACCGAGAAGATGCCTGAGTATCGCCCCGAGCATGAACGCATGCTGTGGGGTCTGGGTCTTGCTGGCAATGCCTTCAAAAAGATTTATTTTGACCCGTACCTTGACCGGCAAGCTGCTGTGTACATCCCAGCAGAAGATATGGTTGTCCCTTACGGAGCAAGTAATTTAGAGACGGCAGAACGTGTAACGCATGTCATGCGCAAGACCAAGAACGAGATTAGAAAATTACAGGTTGCTGGGTTCTACCGTGACGTTGACCTTGGCGACCCGGTTCTTGTGCTTGACGATGTTGAAAAGAAGATTGCTGAGAAGATGGGCTTCCAAGCCACGGCAGATGAACGGTTCAAGCTCCTTGAGATGCACGTTGACTTAGTTCTGCCCGGTGATGAAGACAAGGACGAAGATGGTGAAGAAACCGGAATCGCTCTCCCCTATGTTGTTACCATCGAAAAAGGCACCCAGACGGTTCTTTCTATCCGCCGTAACTGGGACCCTGACGATAAGACCAAGCAGAAGCGTCAACACTTTGTGCACTACGGCTATGTGCCGGGGTTCGGGTTCTACCACCTCGGTCTGATTCACTTAATCGGTGCCTTCTCTAAGTCGGGCACGATGCTCATGCGGCAGCTCGTAGATGCCGGAACTCTTGCCAACCTCCCCGGTGGGTTTAAGACGCGTGGCCTCCGCGTCAAAGGTGACGACACGCCAATCGCACCTGCTGAGTTCCGTGATGTGGATGTGCCTAGCGGTACTATCCGTGACAACATCATGCCGCTCCCCTACAAGGAGCCGTCGCAAGTTCTCATGTCGTTGATGAATCAAATCATTGACGAGGGCCGTAGGTTTGCTAGTGCGGCTGACTTGCAGGTGTCTGATATGAGTTCGCAGTCGCCGGTTGGAACCACGCTGGCTATTTTGGAAAGAAGTCTCAAAATCATGTCGGCGGTTCAGGCCCGCATCCACTACTCGATGAAGCAGGAGTTCAAGCTCCTCGCGGCAATCATTCGTGACTATGCACCTACTGAGTACGACTATGACCCCGAAACAGGCAATAAGATGGCCCGCCAAGCTGACTTTGATATGGTCGAGGTTATCCCGGTCAGCGACCCGAATGCGGCTACTATGTCGCAGAAAGTTGTTCAGTATCAGGCAGTTATGCAGATGGCTCAAGCCAGTCCGCAGATTTATGACTTGGCCGAACTCAATAAGCAGATGCTTGAGGTACTTGGTATTAAGAACATTGGGAAGCTCATTCCGTCCGCAGAAGACCAAAAGCCAAAAGACCCTGTTACTGAGAATATGGCTGTCCTTACTGGCAAACCAGTCAAGGCATTTATCTACCAAGACCATGAAGCCCATATCGCTACACACATGGCGGCGATGCAAGACCCGAAACTCGCAGCTATGGTCGGACAATCGCCTATGGCCCAACAGATTGCCGCCGCTATGCAGGCGCACATCGCAGAACACCTTGCATTTGAATATCGCAAGCAGGTTGAAGAACAGCTTGGCGCTCCGCTTCCCGGCCCGGAAGAAGAACTAAGCAAGGATATGGAAGTAACTATCTCCCGTCTGGTTGCCGATGCTGCTACGAAACTGCTCCAGAAGGACCAAGCAGAAGCACAACAACAGCAGGCTCAACAGCAAGCACAAGACCCGCTGGTTCAGATGCAACAGCAAGAACTCCAACTTAAGGCTCAAGAAATTGAGATTAAGAAGGCTAAGACTCTGGCTGACATCGAGATTGATAAGGCCAAGCTACAGATTGAGATGGAGCGTATTCAGTCTGAAGAACGCAAGGCCGGTGCACAATTGGGCATGAAGGCTCAAGAGTCCAAGCAGAAGATGGCTGCACAACAGCAGACGGAAGGTGTCCGTATGGGTATTGACATTGCTAAAAGCAGACAGCAAATGAATCAACAACGGCAACCGCAACAACAGCCTAAGAAGGAACAAGAATGAACGACACGCTAGAGTATCTGATTAAGAAAATCGGAGAAGAGCGCGAAAGCATCGCAGACTGTTTAGTTGGTGGCAACTTACAGGACTTTGCGCAATATCAGTTTTTGTGTGGACAAGCCCGAGGTCTCTTGGCTGCACAGGTAATTATTGAAGACCTCGCATCCCAATTGGAGCATAACGATGACTGAAGAAGTCACGCAGGAAAAGCCGACTCAACTGCCCGAACCCAAGGGCTATCGAATTCTTTGTGCGGTGCCCGAAGTTGAGGAAACGTTTGATAACGGCCTCATTAAGGCAGACAAGACCAAAGAAATTGAATCTACTTCCACGGTTGTTCTGTTCGTTTTAAAGATGGGCGACCAATGCTACAAAGACGAAAGTCGGTTCCCCACTGGGCCGTGGTGTAAAGAAGGTGATTTTGTACTCGTACGGGCTTATGCAGGTACGCGAATCAAGATTCATGGTCGGGAGTTCCGCATCATTAACGACGATACCGTTGAGGCAGTTGTTGATGACCCCCGTGGCTATAGCCGCGCATAAGGAGTAAATCATGGCAGAGCAAGAAAATAAGATGGAAATGATGGAGTTTGAGTTTCCGGACGAGACCGAAGAGAAGGAAACAAAGGCCACTGAAGAGTCTGATTTTGAGGTAGAAGACGACACCCCAGAAGCAGACCGTGGTCGAGAACCTCTTCCAGAGAAAGTAGTAAAAGAACTGGAAGAAGACGAACTTAATGATTACTCAGACCGCGTTCGTACGCGCATGTCCCAGCTTAAGAAAGTTTGGCATGACGAACGGCGGGCTAAAGAAGCCACTGAGCGAGAACGGCAAGAAGCACTTCGTTTGGCTCAGACCGTCTATGAAGAAAATAAGCGGCTCAAGGCTAAGTTGGAAGAAGGCGAAGGGCAACTTGTAGAGAAGTACAAGGAAGCTGCTACCCGAGAAATTGAACTTGCGAAGCGTGAATATCGTGACGCATATGACTCTGGTGACACTGACAAGCTTCTTAATGCTCAAGAACGCCTAACTAAGGCTCAACTTACCTATCAACAGGTGGAAAATTACCGCCCGCAATTTGACAGAGAAAGAGCTTTACAAGAGCAATCTAATCAAGTATATACTCAATTAGAACAGCCCCAAGTTCCTCGTCCGGACCCCAAGGCAAGTGCATGGCAAGCCCGTAACACTTGGTTTGGAAGCGACGAAGAAATGACCAGCTTGGCTTTGGGTCTGCATGAGAAGCTGGTCAAGAGTGGCGTAGACCCTAGGTCTGACGACTACTATCAACGCATTGACGAAACGATGCGCATGAGATTCCCCGAACACTTTGGGGGTACGCAGGAAGAGACTAAACCTCAACCTCGCGCAAAGGCCACGGTAGTTGCACCGGCTACGCGTAGCACCGCGCCTAAGAAAATTGTGCTGACCAAGACGCAAGTTAATCTTGCAAAGAGACTTGGGATTACACCGGAGCAATATGCTCGTGAACTGATGAAGGAGACTAGAAATGGCTGAAAATCGACTCGCCCGTGAATTGGAAACTAACGAAGTTGTTATGAAGCGTCCCGAAGCATGGACGCCGCCTGAGCTTTTGCCGAAGTTTGAGCAGCAGCCGGGTTGGGCATATCGTTGGATTCGCACTAGCATGGTTGGTCAATCCGATGCCCGGAATGTCTCTTCCAAAATGCGTGAAGGATGGGAGCCGGTCAAACTGGCGGACCACCCGGAAATGCAATATTACGTAGACCCCAACAGTCGTTTCAAGGATTCGATTGAAATTGGCGGTCTGCTGCTGTGTAAGACTCCGCAAGAGTTTGTTAATCAACGCAATGCGTATTACGCAGCACAAGCACAATCCCAGACTGACGCAGTGGATAATAACCTTATGAAGGAAAGCGATGCTCGCATGCCTTTGTTCAAGGAACGCAAGTCCACTACCACGTTTGGTAAAGGTAAATCTTAATTAAGGAGACATAAGATGTCTTATCCCACTGTTGATAAACCTTATGGTTTTAAGCCGGTCAACCGTCTTGACGGTTTGCCGTATGCGGGCGCTACCCGCAAGTTGCCGATTGAGTACGCCTACAACCAAAATATTTTTTATGGTGACGTAGTTCAACTCTCTGGCGGTACTATCGTTCGTTCGTCGATGTCTGCTGCTTCGTCGCCGGGTACTGCTGTTGCTGGCACTCTCGGTATTTTCTTGGGTTGTTCGTACACCAGCCCGTCCACCGGCCAAAAGCTGTTTGCTCAGTACTGGCCCGCAAGCACTGCTGCCAATGACGCTGAAGCCATCGTTGTTGATGACCCCCGCGCTCTGATGAAGGCTGTGGTTACGACTCAAGGTACCTCGCTGGCTAACAATAGCGTTGCCGTTGGTTTCCTGAACCCGTACTACATTGGTTCCAACCTGTACATGGTTGGTGGCGCTGGTGGCGTTACCGGTAGCACGACTACTGGCAACTCGGCCCAATCGGTTTCGGGCGCTGTGATTACCTCGGGTACTTCGGGCGCTGGCGACCGCGTGACCTCGGCTCTGCCGTGGCGCATGGTTGGTGTGGTTGAAGAAACCGCTGTGGTTCTCTCCGGTACGGGCAGCACCTCGGGTTCGTCGTCTACCGTCACCCTGACCGCTGCTGTTACTGGACTGACTCCGGGTATGCAACTGATTTGCCCGACTGGTACTGGCACTCAAGCTGGTCAATATGCAACCGTCATCAACGTGGCTACCACCACGCTGACTCTTGACGCTGCTGTGACTCTGGCCTCTGGTTCGGTGCTGTCCTTCGTCGGCTACCCCGAAGTCCTCGTGGCTTGGAACGGTAGTTTCCACAGCTATAACAACACCACTGGCGTCTAAGGAGATAAATCATGGCAATTTCTCGTGCCCAGCTACTGAAAGAACTCCTGCCAGGTCTGAACGC